ACCCTTCCACCTGCTACAGCTGTTCCGAGTCCGTGCCTTCTCAGGCGGGCACTCTCTCCCGCTCCATCGTCAACCGCCGCACCGTGTGGATTGTCACCTGTTCCGGGTGCCTTGATCCTGAATCCCCAGATGCTGAAGCCCTAGCGGCGTCCCGTGGCGACAGCGTCTCTTACGGGGTCGCAACATCCACCGGTTGGACGGGCTACCGTAACCGCAGAGGACGCTGTGAGGACGCACCCTGCTGCGGGTGCTGCACGTTCTAAACACCAGGCACATCAGCCCCGCTCTTCTCTTCTGAGGGGCGGGGTTCCTCTTTGGGGGTGATATCTATCACCTGAAGCTCGTTCCTAGGCTCACCCATTGCAGCAAGGAACTGACCAGCAAGGTCATTGTCTGAGGAGTGGAGGTGCAGGTTAACGGAGCCAATCTCCGGTTTTTGTTGCGCCTCCATCTCCATCAGGATGTTCGCGGCTTTGTCAAACGCGAGCACGGCATCGCGTGCCTCCATTTCCGGCATCAGTTCCTCCACCCTTTCTAGGGCGGAGCTGGCGGTTTGCTGTAGTTTGCGGCGGAAATTCAGCTTGAACATATCGTTCGCAAACTGGGTGTCTTCATCTAATGCTCTTAGTTTCACATCCCCTACTACCGTTTTTGAAAGCACCATCGTCTCGGCGATTCCGGTTATGGTTTTGCCTTCGCAATAGAGCTTCAGGATTTGCTTCCTTTGCTCTTCGGTTACCGAAGCCCATAGCCCTTGCCCGTTGACCTTCTGAATGTGGTCGCACCCGTGGACGTGATCCTTTATGCGCACGTTCGCTAGCCCGGCGAGCTGCCTGGCTCGACTCTCTGGGCTCTTGTACACTTTCTTTTTGGCTGCTGGTTTCCTTGGCATAAAATTGAATTTGAAAATTGAAATCCGAAAATCAATTTTGAATTTTGGAATTTGAAATTCGATTTCCCCTTTCCAATTTCAGCTTCTCCCTGCGCTTCCTGTCTCGGTCCCTACCCTTCTTAATACTGCACTCCTGACACATCTTTTGCCAGACGGAGTTCATCTTGGTCTCAGTCTTGCAGATGGAACATGCCCGGACTGCCCGGTAATGGTTCTTAGATTCCGGGCATTTCTCGAGGGGCGGACAAATGATCAAGCCACGGTTGATGCCCTGAAGCACAACGCTCCAGCACTCGTCGAAAAACTCTTGTGTCAGCATAGTTGATTCCAAAGTGTTCTAAATGCTTTTGCTGCGGTTGCAGGCACTACTCCGTTGCCGAGGAGTCGGAGCTCGTCGGTGCGGTTGTCACAGGTTGTGAACAACTCGGCATTGTCCAGCCTACTGGCAGACCCATCAGCGTCTCCACCCAACGCGGGTTCAAAGATCCTTGGCGGCTCCCATGCGTGCTGTGGTTGTCCAGGGCGGGCTGGCCAGACTGAGCAAATACTGCCCTCGCCAGTTGATCTATACGCGTGCGTTCCGATCCATCTGGATTGATTCCGGTCTGAGCCATTCCCGCGGAGTCTTTCCAATCTCGCGCTGACGCAGTAGGCCATGATAAACACTCGTTTCCGCTGGTGTGGCGCACCACATTCAGACGCGCTGAATATTCCCCACGACACCGCGTAACCCAACTCTTCCAGTTCTCCAATGACTTCTCTGAGTCCAAGGCTAATGTGCCCTTCGACGTTTTCAAAGAAACAGACTCTCGGTCGCATAACGGCAATTCCTGCTGCAATGCTTGGCCAGAGGTGTCTTGGATCGTCGGCTCCGAGGCGCTTTCCGGCTGCGCTGAATGGTTGGCACGGGTAGCCACCAGACAGGATATCCACCAATCCAGTAAAGTGCGCCCAAGGGAATGACTTGAGATCGCTCCAAATCGGAGCCGGGTCAAGTTGCCCGCCTTCCATTCTCGCAAGTAAGCACTCGATTGCGAAGGCTTCGATCTCCGCGTAAGCGATTGTGCGCAGGCTTGGGCACACTCTGCGGAGTCCGAGGTCAATGCCGCCGTATCCTGAACAAACGCTGATATGAGTTGTTTCGGTAGTATCCACATTAAAATCGAAAGTTGAAGTTCGATAACAGGCTTAAAAGAATCACGAGCAGCATTAGGAAATAGAACAAGTCATCGCTCATCGTGTTCAATTCGTGTTCTTTTCGTGTTCTTTTCGCATCCGATCCAACGTCCGCCATGCGGCTACTTCCTTGGCGAGTTCCCGAGCTGCATCGTATGCAGCCTTGAGCGTCGGTCTGACTCGCGACAAGCCCTGCTCCTCCCACCATTCCACATCACCCCAGAGCATGTGCAGATCAGCGAGAGCTTCCTTGATTTCTTGGTCGGTCATTTCCCATCCTCCCATTTCCCCAGCGTCCTCAGGAATGCCTCTGCGCGTTGGCGGGCGGTGGCGTGTACAGCACATTCCCATCTGGACGGCATGAAATTTACATAGTCATGCCACTGCTCAACGGTCAACGCCTTCTCCGCCTCATGCATGGCGTTGAGGTCGTTGCAGTAATTCGGAATCGGCTTTCGGTGCGCCTCATACCGGTTCGGCGGAAAACCGCGAAGCCGGAAACCACCATTTTCACACTCGCCCACCTCGGTCCATCCACACGCCTCGGCGATGCGCTCGTCAATTTGGTCGTCGGTCATGGCTGCACCTCCTTCAACTTGGCTTCCAACTCCGCAATGCGAGCCTCGGCAGCCCTGAGCTTTGCCCCCAAAGTGTTGGGAGCTTTGGCTGGCAAAACCATCCCGCACGCAGCAAGCAACTCGTTGAATGTCTTAAGACCGAACCCCCGGATGTTCCGGGTCGATTGCTTGAGTAACCAAGGCCGGACAAGATCCGGCTCGGTGATGCTGTGGTTCTCCAACAACCGGCAGGCTCGGAAGGAGAGGAGTGGCAAGCCCAGACGTTTGCTGAGCATTTCTCGGAAGAGTAGTCTATTCATTGTCTGATTGGGTTGTGAGTTTGTAGGCTTCTGCCATCACCAGGTCGGCGTCTAGGAGTGCCGCCCGGTCGCCTGGCATGGATTTGGTGTCGTCGATCAGACGTTGTCTGAGACGGTCTGCCAATGCCTTGATGGCACTGCTAGCCATCTCGGCGAAATGTTTGTGGCGGATGAGTTGTGCGCGCATTTCAGCGCATTTGAGTGAGTCAGTCATTGTTTGTGATGAGTTGAATGATGGAAACTAAAAGGGCCACGATCGAACTTGCGATGATCGCCCAGCGGGGTCGGTTGTCTTTTTTCATGCCTGTACGAAGCTGGCTGTTCTGCCGATGAAGCGCATCTCTGTCCCGACGCCACAGGGACCGTTCCTTTGGTAGGGGATGTTGATCTTGCGGATCTCGCTGCCTTCCTCCTCGTTGACCCGGATAGCCATGATACAGGTGGCATCCTGCTGGATGGCTCGCGATTCTCGGGCTTTACCCTGCTCGTTGAGCTGGGTGATGCCGATGACCAAACAGCCTAGCTCTAGGCCGATTAGACGAAGCGCACGGGATACCTCTGCAACCTCACGCTCACGAGTGCTATCGCGCCCCAGTTCGCACCGGACAAGCTGGATGTAGTCCACGAGCAACACACCCAAGCCATCCTGACTCTTAGCCATCGCCCGTGCGGTTGCCACAATGGCTCCGATGTCATGCAGGTCATCCCGGATGACGAGCTTGGCTTTGCTAAGTGCATGGGTGGCTCGAGCTACAGCCTGCATGTCTGACTCTGTCTTGACTCCCTCGGCTAACGCCCGGAGGCGGACGTTCCCAATCTTGGCCACCAGCCTGTCAATGATCTGACTGGCCGGCATTTCAAGGCTGACTATCAATATTCCTTTTTCCATTGTCCTTCCTTATCTCTTGTGAATTGTATGATTTTTGTCCTGTGTACTTGGCCACGCGGAGCGTGACCTCGATGTGCTCTGTTCCCAAGTTCTCCGGCAACATGCAAATGTCTTCGAGTTGGTCGAGGCACTCCTCCCGGCTGCCGATGTTCAAGATTGTCTGAACAATCTTTGGCCTCGGCATTGGAGGGGCGTCATCCGCAACCGTTGATGTCCTAATCAATACCCAGCTCATGGCCAATAATCTTGATTCCCTGAGTGTGAGGTTGGGGCCAATCGTTCTTGTCGTTGCATTCAACGAAGTGGCGTAGCGATTGAGCGAGACGCTCCCAAGTGACAGACTCATCGTGTTTGCCGAGACGCATGAGTTGGCCGTAATACGGAGCATCCGTGTCCACGACAGCAAAAATAAACTGCGGCTTGGAGTAGCCAATCTGATTGAGCCCCCACTGATACCAGGCCGCTTGCTTGTTGTAGCCGAACTGCCAGAACTTGCTGGTGAAGCGGAAGAAGTCGGTAGTGGTCTTAAGATCCACAATGGTCGTGAGTTGATCGGGATCACCAGACGGATGCGGAATGATCAGGTCAGGCCGCCCCTTGAACTGCACACCGGGGAAGCTCTCGTCTTCCCAGAACATGGCAGCCTCCACCCAGAGCTTTCCAAGGTCATGCTCAGGCTCGTAATCGAGTTGCTTGAGCAACTGCTTTGCCGATGAAACGGCTCCTTTGATGCGGGCAGCATCCTCTTCGTTGACGACTTCCTTGCCGATGTTGTCCAAACAGAATGCCTCCCAAGTCTCCTTTCCGATCTTGGTGCGACGATCCACCTGTGGACCCACAGCGTACTCAACACGCCCCTCGAGAGCCTCGGCGTGGATGAGTGTCCCAAGGATCATCTCCTTGGATGCCTTAAAGTCCTGCGTCTTGCGCCACTGATAGTAGGCCGGAGACTGACAGAACCAGTCGAACTGGTGCTTGGACAGCCCGGACATCTTCCGGTACTCGTCCATGTCGAGATTGTGCAGTATGTGGTTTTTGCTCATAGTTTGGATATTAATTCTTCGATTAGTGTGTGCAGGTCTTGCACGGTTCCAGCGTTAACCACTTCGTAGTGGCACGCAATACTTTTTTGCTCGGTTTCGCTAACGTGCTGCATCACAGGAATGTCTGGGCGCACAATTCTCACCAGCTTGCCACCTTGGCGACGAATCCACTGAGCTTCGTTCTCGAAGCGGACATCGGTGATGATCGCAGGTTTGCTGTAGCGGATCGGGTTCCGCCACCGCATGTGCCTGATCCAATTGTCTGGATCGTAAGCTCTTCCTGCCATACCGATGTCTTGTAAGAGCTTGCGCCCCCGTTCGTCCTTGACTCCGTTCCAGCCAAAGTGCTGGACGGCAAGCGTTTTAATCGGGTCAGCAAAGGCTACTCGATCAAAGCCAGCTCGGAAGAAGACTTCGGCGGCAGTGTCTTTGCCGACTCCGGCATTCCCAACAAGACCAATAAGTTGTGTATTCATAATGGGTTTACTTCCAGTGTCATGCAGCCTGTGATGCTGCCAGCTTGGTTGCGGATGAACTTGGCCGGAGAGTACAAGTCCCTCCGCTTGGGGAACTGTATCCTGACGGCTGATGGAACGATGTACGCCACACCAGTTTGTGCATCAGGCAGCCCAGACACAGACATAATCCGTGACTCGATCACCGGGATTCCATTGACAGATCCAGCATCAAACGTCTTGGCGTTGCACCGGGCAATATCTCCGCTTGGAGGGATCACGACTCCAGCACAAACAATTTCGTGCGGTGTAAGGTTTATAAGTCTCATTGAGTGATAAGGTTGGCGATGATGTTGAGTGCTAGCATTGTCTTACCTGACTTGGTTTCGCCGCCTACAACAAGGAAGTCCCCGTAACGCAGCGGTGTGAGGTTGTCGAGCTTCTCGTACCCCGTCCTAATCCGTTGTGTCTGATCGTCCCCGGTTTCGTAGCGGGTCACCGCCTCGAGCAAGAGAGACTGAGTGTCCATGCGCTTGGGCGGAGCCAGCTTTGTCTGAATGGCATCAACCTGCATGGCGACATCCTGCACCAGGTCGGTTGTCGGAATGTCTGCCTTGTGAATCTTGCCCAGGCTCTCGTGCAGCACCACCATCAGCGACCGTCGCTTGGCTGTGCTGGTGACGATGGTGAGCAGCTCCGGCAACGCCGATTCGATGGGCATCACCGTGTACAGGTCGGTCAGTTGAGCGAACGTAATCTCCTCCCGCTCCCGGATGCGCTCGAAGATGATCCGCACATCGGGCGTAATGCCCTTGGCGTTCAGGTCAAGCACCACCTCAACCGCTGCCCGGCTCAAGGGATCGAAGATGTCTGACGTGACAAAGCCCCGTTCGGCCATGATGTTTAGCACGGTCTTGGGGTTGTTGAGGGCAATGGATGCCACTCCACGCTCTGCCTCGGTTGCCTGAGGCAAGGCCAAGTCATCACCAGTTTTGGTCTGTCGTTTCATCATTGAGTAGTGTTCCTGAGTTTAGACGTTTGCGTTCAGCACGATACTGAGCGGATCTTTCCAGCCAGTTGTGGATGAACATGCCGATGCCGCGCTTCTTCCGCTTGCGCCCCGGTTTGGCTTCCAGCCACAGGCGCGCCTTCATCAGCTCGTCGGCAACTGTCTGCTCGCCCCAGCGCTGGACTGCTCGCTCGAGCACATCACGAGGGGCGGAGATGCTGCCGTCGGCACAAGGGAAGAGCATGGAAAAGATCGTGGTCTCTCCCTCCTTCCCTCCCTCGGTTTCTCCCCTATCCTTCCTTTCCCCCATACCCCCTATCCTACCTAACCCCACTTCCACTCCCTCTCCATCCTCCCTCTCCGCCTTAGATGCAGTTAAACATTCGCTCATTGACGGAAACAAGGATTGCTCACCGTGGGGCCTGGAAGGCCCGTCAAGGCCTGTCTCAGGATCGTCCTGATACACGACAGCCGAATACACTCCAGTCAGCTCAGAAATGTGGCCGGAGAGATACTTGATCATCACTCTCATATTTTGCAGCCTTTCTCCCTGAGAAACGTCAGCAGTTCTTGGTGGATCTTCACGCCTTGAGCCCGTGCCTCATCGTTCGGAATGTCGAAGTGTCGCAACAGTACATTCCAGATCTCCCTCCACAGGTCTTCCTTCAGATGCTTCACGGCTTGCTTCATCTTCCATTCACTGGCGCACATCACATCCGCGACAATCGTGTACTCCTGATAACCCGCACGATTGATTCGCACGGTGATGGGAATCATGGCGTGCATTTCTTTAAATGTGTAGGTGATGTCGCTCATTCCGCGCCCCCTTTCGCTGCTTCGATGAGCGCGTCGGCGGCAATCAGCGCAGCAGCAGCTTCCGATTTCGGCTCTTGGAAAAACGTAGAATGTGACCGTGCAGCTATCACCATCGCCGCAATCTCCAACCGAGAGGGTTCGGGGCGGATCATTTTCGTGGCGGCAGGAATATGATGGTCATTTCCTGCGCACGGGCCACCGCCTCCACCTCCGCTTGTTAAAGCGGGTCCATTCCAACTAAGTGTAACCGCGCTTACCGACCGTCGCTTCAACCGCTCCAGCTCGCCGCGCGCTTCTTGAGTCTCTTTAATCGAAGCGCACAGCCTGTCACGGTAGTCGTCACGTTGGTTTTTTAGGATCCCGTAATCGTGCGGTGTGCGTTCGGCGATTGCTTGCTCAAGCTCTCGCTTGACCTGCTCTAGTTCCGCCTCAACCTTTTCCAGAAGCTCTTGCTTCTTGGTGTTGTAGCCGACCACTTTCTCGAAGTCAGCTTTCCAAATGTCGCGCTCTTCAGTCAGGCGATCACGGGTTTCGTTTGCCTGTCTCGTGACCTCAAGGGCAGCTTTACGCCACTCGTCGCGTTCGTTGGCCAGCCGATCAATCTCGGGACCGGCTTCGTTGAGTCGGTTTTCCAGCAGCTCCACTTGGCTGAGAGCCATGTCGAGCTTTTCCTCCAGTTCAATCTCGCGGCTCATTCGATGATCCTCCCTTCCTGATCGTCAAGGAACTGCCGGGTTGCCGCTGCGATTTGAGACATCGTGCAGCGTGCATCCTCGAGGCTCTCGTTCTGGATCATCTTCCTCAGATCCTGCAAGAGTTCCACCTCCGGCCCTTCCAGAGCTTCGATGGCGTTGACCACCGCTACGAATGTGCCGAAAGCTAAGGCGAGGCTTTCTGTGTAGTGTGGCTCCCCCTTGGCTACCCCGGAGGCAATCGTGCCGTCCTTCTGCCTCATCGTGACAAACGCCGTGACGACGTTGTCTGGGATTTCTATGATGTTTTTTGATTTCATAAGTATGTTGACGTGTGCGCGTTGCCGCAGTCGCGCCCCTGCTAGTTTGTAAGGTTTAGCCGCGCTTCAGACAATCCATGCCTTCACGCAGAAGTTGGAAGAATAGGGACGAATCCATCGTCACCTTCCAAGGTTTGCCGTTCTTCTTGTGAGCGACAATCCATGACTTCTTGCCAGCATCGCGTTCGGCCTGAGCGCAGGCTGCATCGAGGTTGAGGGCTTGGACGAACTTGACCTCCATGTGGAGGTTGCTGAGTTCCTCGCAGATCACATCCGGCGAGTCTGTGCCCCCGGCGAACTGCTGGCCCCGCCTTGCGGTGAAGCCAGCTTCACGGAGTTCGTCCCGCCAGAGGCGTTCGCCCCTAGCTCCCTTTTGACGTGCGTTCATCGAGGTACTTTTGGATCGCAGCCTTTGGGTAGCGAATCACCCTGGCGTTATGCTTAACGCAGGGCAGCTTCCCTTGAGCCGTCCACTTGCTGATGATCGGGCGGCGAACACCGAAGAGCTGCGCTAACTCTGCGCTGGTGTAGAAGTCCGATTGGTTAGAATCCGATGTCATCGCTCTCCTCCTCCTGTTCAGGTTCTTCCTTGGTTGCCTCAACCTTGGTTGAGGTGGGGAACACCTTCGCCAACCCTGCCCGGTCGCCGGAGATGAAGATGCTGCTGGCTACAGCCTGCAACTGTTCGGGCGTCAGCTTCACCTGCTCGCCAACCCAGTGACTAGCCTTGATGGCTTCCACCATCAACTGCGCCACTTGGAAAAGGTACTTTCTTGCCTCTGTGGGGTTCGATGCCTGCACGGGAGCTTGACGTTGAGGCGTTGCTGCTGGACGTGAAGGGGCTGTCATCTCGGCAAGTTTACCTCCAGCCGCATCGACGATGGCAGCATGGTCAGTAACCTTCAGTTCATTCTTAGAAGAATGATTGCTGTACTGAACCGTTAGCCCGGTAAGCCCCTTCTTGCCTGCTCGGGAACGGATGGTCACAGTTTGTCCCTCAAGATCAGACATGTCGTCCTGAATCCAGAAAGAAGCGCGAGCCTCTCCAGTTCCATCCACCACGTCACAGTTCTGGACTCTCCACGGTCCAAACTTACCCTCCCCGGTTCTCGGTGGCCATGCCTTCTTGATCTGCAATACCATCTCGCCAATGGTCGTACCATCAGCGAGGTTCTCTAGGTCTTTGATTTGTGCTACTTTCATCTTGTAGTTTGTTGGTTGTGATGCCGCGTGATTGCGACGCACAAACGACTACAAGGTCGCACAAGACCTCGCAAGCACTTTGTTGTGCTTTTTTTACTTCCTTCTGGAAGGAGGTGATTTTCTGCCAGCTTCCCGCTTCACGTTGTATGCGATGGCAAGAGCCTGCTTCTGCGGTCTGCCTGCGCCAAGTTCACGCTTGAGGTTCTCGGTGAAGGCTTTATCGGAGGTTGATTTCTTGAGTGGCATATTATCGAACGTGTTCTCGGAGTGCTTTGTTTTGGGCGTCGTCAAAGGTTTCATGGAGAGACACCTTTCCAGTAGGAGTCACTAACCGAAACCGTTTGCCTGGCATCTGGTAAATCTTGTAACCGTACAGGCTGTCAATCACAACTGAACCATCCGCAAAATCTTCCTTGGAAACATTTTGCACGGAAAACGGAAGAGGTTGGTATGGACGGTTCTCCTTCTGCCAAAAGAGCCAGTGCTTCACAAACGCTTTGCTGCGCTCAGGGTTCGAGCGCACATCACGCAGAGCTTCGATGGCAACCTCCGGGTTGGACATGGCATCCGTCATCATCTGAAGGTAAGCCTCCTTGGGGTTACCTCTCCAAGACTTTGAGATCAACTCGGCAAAGTTTCTGACAATCGTTGATGCCTGCTTCTTGTAAGATGGATCAGCAGAACGCAATAAGGTGTGCATTGCTCCAATCACGTTGCCAGACAATCCCTCTTCTAGGATCATTGCCTGCGCTTGCATCAGGCTGGTATCAGATGATCCCGTGTTGCTCGCCGCTCGACTTGACAAAGCAAGCATTTGTTTTGACGCAAGATTCACGGCACCAATTTCTTGTGGAGTCAAAACCACATTCAATGCACTGATGATTTTGGCATCCGTAAGCAGTGCCATTAGTTTAGCGTCACTGACACGCAATTCGTTTATGTTCGGCTTTTCGTTGGGATCTAATGACTCAACGATGGCCTTGCCAGAATTGCGTATTTTTTCATTAAGCCAAAGACGCACGGTGTCCTTTAAGGCGAAGGTTGCAGTTCCAGTAGGATCTTGCGCCGCAGACGCAAGAAGGCCCTGCATGGATCTTGTAGGATCTACATCAGTGGATGTCAGAACTTTATTGATTGCATCAATAGGATCTGGACCAAGAAACTTGGACGCAGCTTGTTGTTTTAAGGCATCCAGCGTCTGCTGATATTGCTCACGGGCTTTGACAGACGATTCTTTGATCTCAGCTTGAGCAAGCTGTTCTGCAATCCGTGTGTTGCGCTTTGCAAGCTGACTCTCAGCAGTCAGATTTTGAGAGGCAACATTCTTTGCATCCAAGGCTGCATCAACCTCTTTGGAAGCGGTCACAATTCCATTGATGACCTTGTTGAGTGTCGGAACAGTCTCTGGAAACGTGTTGGTGAAAGCAGTGCCATCATTGCTTTGCATCCACTTCGTCAACTGTTTGGAAGTAACGATGTTCTTGTTTGCCAACTTGTTGAGTTGAAAAGTGGCAAGATCGCTTGCAACTGTCTCAGGCAACACGTTTGTACCAGGATCAACAAGAGCCGAACGGAGCCTGCGCATCTCTTGTGCGCCAGCTTTGCTGACAAAGTTGTCGATGAAGAGAGCAGGTTCTTTTCTCAGCGCCCCTTCGGAGCTTTCGTTTAGAAAACGATCTGCATAATCCCTATACGCATCGCGTGCTTTGCGAAGTGCAGGGCTGACTTCTCCGGCAGCATCAAGATCCGCAAGCAAACCATCTTTGACTTTGTTCAGGGACGCTTTTTGTTTCCGTTGTCCCTCAGGTAAATCTCGAATTTCTTCTGTAAACGCAGACAAAAGTTTGCTCAGCTCTGAAATAGGAACAACACGTCGATTTCCCTCCTCGTCAGGAGCAAACGACCTAAGCAGTGCAGCAACCCTTGCATTGATGTCCAACCCTGCTTCTTTAGCTGAAATGTCACGGCCTTCCATGACGGCTTTGGCAGCATTGTAGGAGTTTTTTAAATCTGTTGCCCCGCCTGCTGCGTCAGCATCCTCAAACAGTTTGGAAACGTCTGCATGGACTACTTCTTTATTTGCCGCAAACCGTTGCGAAACATTCGTGCCAGCCTGTTCCTTGGTGGTCATCCCGTTGGCTTGCATCAACTCATGCGTTGCAGACTGCAAGGCTTGAGTGGTCAAGGCATAGGCTTGATCCATCGTAATGAGTTGCTCTTGAGCCTTTAATGCCGTCTCATCAATCACTGCCAATGTCTGATTCAGCTTTTTAGCAGCTTCAGTCTGTCCCTGTGCAATTAGCTGATCTCTAATGGCTTTTGCCTTATCGGTCGCCTCTTGGTTTTGCCCTTCAAACTGATAACGCAAGTACTGTGGACTTTTGGAACCTACAGGTTCAAGTGCAGTTCCAAGTTGTCTGCCTGCCGCTCCAATCGAAGAAATCTTCTGTTGGCGCAACATCCCATCACGGTTCTCCAATGCGCCTTGCAAACCGATCAAGCCAACATTCCGACTCAGTTCACCGGAGCCGATAGCAACATCACCGACATTGAGGTTGGGCTGATTGAACGCAATTTCTTCAGCAGCTTTAATCGCAGCACCTTCTCCTCCTGCTGCGTTGATCATTGTCTGATTGCGGAAGCGTTGTGCTGCCGCGTTTGTGCGCGCTTCTTTACTGGCAATCCAACGACCAATCCTATTCGGCCTCGTCACAAGCGCAGAGGCAGCATCAAACGCCAACTGTTCCACCAGCATCCGTGGATCTATGTCCTCCACCATTTCGCCTACTGATTTGCCCTGACTGGCTTCTACTGCCGCTTTCTTGGCCAGGCCGTAAGCAGTCGGAAGAGTTCCTGCAATTGCTGCCTGCAAGACTTCTGGTCTGGTTAAATTTCTGGGATTTGAAAACTTCTGCGTCCAACTCAAAAGCCCAGGGATGTAATTTCCCAACATCCGGCCATACCGGGTCTGAGGCAGATCAAAGTCCATCATGGCCTGAGCCACATCCTCAGGGGTCGGAGGAAATACAGCCTCTTGAACTGCTCCGCCAAGTTCGGCTCCACCAAAAGCCCCAGCTATCGTAGTTCCAGGAATAGGAATTGCGCTTCCAACAAAAGTTCCAGCCAATCCTCCCAGCGTTGGACCAATAGCCTCCTTGGCACCCCTTGCAACCGCGCCCAGCATACTTGGCTCCATCTCAGCTTTAAAAAACTGCCAGTAGCCACCCAATGCTCCCATGTCTTCAGATGGAACAAAACCTGGAGCTATAGCTCCTTGCGCAACGGCATTGGTCAACACCTGACGCGGCGTGCGGCCCAACGAATGCGGGTTGATGTCCTTGTCTGACGAACGCAGCATGGCTATGCGCAGGTCATCAATAAAGCTCTGGCTTAGATCAGGATTATCCAGATTTACAGGCTCGCGTTTGGTTGGGGTGCGCTGAAAAGTTGCAGCGTCAACTGGCGTGAAAGCAACCTCCGGTTGTTCTGCGCCCCCTTGTTGCAAGGCTTCTTCTGTAGCAACAGCAGAAACGTCTCGCGGAGGCAGAAATTGATCGTAAGGATTTGCCATAATCTATTTACCCATTGGGGCCAAGAACTGTTCGGGAACATCAAGATCCCTGCCAGTTCGGGCGTTGAATGTCCTTCTTAGCCCATGCAAAAGACGGTACTTTTCTTCTAGCGGCAAAGAAGAGTTCAAGATTTGCGTCTTTGTAGCCTCAGCCTGTGGAAGTTCTTGCTCAAACTGAGCCTGCCTTTGTTGAATAAATCCAGCGTAATCCAAAGCCCCAATTGCTACACGTTTGGGAATCTTGTCACTGAACCTAGGGACTACATTTTCCGTAAAGTGACGCTTGTGTTCAAACCCAAGGCTTTTTGCGGCATATTCCGGACTCGACATGGCTGCCAGCGTATTGAACGCAGAGTTGCTTTCGTTCAGAAGAATGTCATGCAAGTCTTCTAGCTTGCTCTTGAACTTCTGGATGTCAGAACCAACAACCTTTCCGCCAACCTGCAATGCTTTCTTGGGGTTGAACAAGTATGGATTCAACTCCGGCGTCAACCGTTCGACTTCAGCTCCAGACAAAGCGTCAGAAGTACCAGCCAAGGCGGAATTATAGAGCTTCAACATCCCCATCAGTTTGGGAACCAACTCATTTGCGGCCTCATTGCTGTCAGGGCCGTACTTTTTGAACGTGTTATTGATGAGCGAAACTTGTCCACGCAAAGCCTCAACGAAGCTCTGGCGTTTCTGGTATGGGTTCACAACCGACTTAACAAAATCCCTTACAGATGGATTTTCGTCATCGAATGACTTGGCCGCAGGTATTTCTAGATCGATTAGGGCTGACATTGCAGCACCATCAGCATCACGAACATGAGCTGGAAGCCGTTGATATTTAGGGTCTGTAAGCATAACAGCCATTGCAGCTTTTGCCTTTGCTCGAGCTGTTGTGCTTTTTTCAAACTTGCCTTGCTGTTCTTTTGCAGGCCAGATATATATAACATCCTCTGGATTTTCAGGAATTGCAACACTTCCAAGACCACCAGGGCTTACCATTGGCTGTTTAGGAGCCGGAGGAAGTCCGGCAGCAGCCACCATTCTTGCCTCTTCTTCCTTGGCGCGCTGTTCCGCCTCTGGGCTAAGTGGAGCCTGGCTTACTGGTGCAGGCTGTGCCGTGGAAGGAGCAGGAGATCCACCTCCAAACATCCTTTTGACGTAATCAAAAGCTGATTGATCTTCTGCCATAACTTAAATTTGCGTTACTGACCTCCCGTGATTCCTTTCAGAACATTGCGAAATCCTTCAATGTCAAAAGTGGGAGCATTGCCTTGAGGCTGTGCGTCTTGCTTGAGTCCAGCTCTGTAGTTGGCAGCACCAATCTGAGCATTGGCAAGATCCCGGCGAGCATTCATCTCCTGCGTAGCCTGATTGGTCTGGAACAGATACTTCAACAGAGACTCAGCCTGCTTGTTTGCTGCTCCATAGCCACCTTGTCCTTGTACATCAGCAAGGGTTTTTGAAAGCTCTCCAGCAGAACTTTCATCCAATCCAAGCAGTTTCTGATAAGACGGAGACTTAAGCATCGACTGAGTAGCAGAGTAATCAGACTTAGCTCCGGCATTCTGTGAGTATGCGCCGCCAATAGCAGACGCCGCCTTTTGCAATCCCTCTCCAATCTGTTGCCCCATCCTCGCCTGAGCTTCAGCCTGAATGTTGGCAGCATTAGTAACCCCTTGAATGTATGCATTCGTTGGGAACTGCATATTGCTGGGAGCTTGACCTTGGAATGGGCTACGAGGTTGCATAAAGTTTGGACCTGGCTTCTAAACAGAGTGCACTGCCTTTCTCAAACCGCTGGCAGGCTTGCGGTCGATCTTGATAGATCCTACACGAAACGCTTTCTCCGACAACACCAGAGAGTGCAATGCAGCGTGTCCCAATGCACTTAAGCAATGGTAAGTCGTCCCGGATGAACTCTGGTGGAATGTTGACAGCATCGGATCGGTCACGCTTGAGAATTGGCCAACTCGCCTTGTGGCTGCAACACGCTCCGCAGGTTTGGCAGTCCAGTTCGCATTCCGCAGTAATTGAATCGCGGCTCTTCGTGCAGCACTTGCTCATGGATGTTTTCTAGCTCCATAGCAATCTTTGGACAATACACAAACTGAGGATTTCTTCGGTCAATACACGCCATGCAGGCATGAGCGTAATCCGTGTTCATGTGCTTGTCTGACTTTGAGACAACGTCTGAATCGTAACGGTTTGTGTCGTATGGCACACCGTTTTGCAGGATGTACCCGGCAACATCTTCGTCCGTCCACTCTCGCAGAGGAAACCACATGGTCGTGTTGGTGCCCAGGTTCTTAACATCAATCTGAAGCGGCACATTTCCGGTCAACGGATCGTCGTCAGAACTCTTGTGCCCACACAACAAAACATCAAAGTCGGTATGTACCACGGCTTTGGGACGCATCAGCCACTCCTTGCCACAGACAAACGGTTTGCCTAGTTCGTATGGTTCTGTGCCTCTGGCTACTTTAATCCAACTATTTCCAACACTGTACGTCTCGCAAACATCAATTCGATTATTGCCATGAATCAAACTGATTTCCATTGGAACCCAGTCGTGAACCGTCAGTTTTAACTCTTCCTGAACCTGGTGGTGATGTTTGTACTTGTGAGACAAGAACGGCAGCTTGAAGTGGATTACCTCAATCTCCGGCATCACCTTTCTAGCCAAATGCAAAAGTACGGTGGAGTCCTTCCCGCCACTCCACAGCACTGCTGGTCTTCTGGCGCGCAAGAGTGCAGTATCAATTTTATCTATAGTATGGTCGATGTTCATTACAAAATCATCGCGCCACCAACCATTCCACCAGCTTGCAATCCAGCCCCAATAGCCGATCCAATCATAGAAGATCTAGCAGCACTTGCAGCGGCGTTTGCTTGCATGGCTCCAATATTCTGCGCCACTTGAGCCTGATAAGGCGTGTAAGCAGCTTGGAAGCCCATGTTGCTTTCAGGGTTAAACAAAGCAGGTCCAGCTAGCTGTTGGCCGCCCATAGCAAACTGTTGAGCTTGAGGAACAGATCCAGACAGGATCGGCTGGCGATAATATGCCTGAAGAACTGGAGTCTGAACCTGTTGAAGGGCTCCCATCGCAGCAGCACCCATCTGTGCTCGTCCAGCCTGCAAGCCTTGGAGTGCTTGTTGTGCCGCAAGATCCTGCTGAGTGCGTTGCAATGCTTGCTGAAAGGCTTGGTTCTGAGTGGTAGACGCCAACTGCTCGCGCCCCATAGCCTGCTGGTAGGCTTGAGATTGCAAGCCAAGGCCAAGCTCTTGAAGCCCGGCGCGCTGCTGGAACTCTTGCCCTTGAGCAGCACGTCCCAACTCTTCGCCACCCATGCGTTGCGTGAACGCTTGTGCCTGCGCCCCGGCCAACGCTTGCTCCTTGGCTCCCTCTTGGGCGAAGGCTTGAGACTGGGCAGCACGAGCCAGATCCTCTTGCGACATGGCTTGGCCGAACGCCTGTTGCTGCGCCCCCAGGCCGTATTGTTCGACCCCCATTTGGCGTTGCAATGCCTGTTGCAAAGCTGGTGTGTAAAGCTGGGAAGAGAGTTGGGCAGCTTGAGCAGCAGCAACCTGACGTTCACGCAAACGCTGGTCACCCAATTCAGCACGAGAAAGAATCTCTGCGCCTATAGCTTGGTTTCCAAGAGCAGTTCCACGGGCAGCATATGCTTCACGGGCGGACTGAGTGGCTTGTCTGATTTCTTCAGGCGTTAGTTCGCGACCGGCAGCCAACTCTTCGGATGCTTGTTCGGTCAACTGCTCTGTTAAATCCTGAACTCCGGGCATCTGGTTCATGTAAGACTGCACCAGCCCCTGGTCAATAGTTCCAAGCTGAGATTGCAACTGCGGGCCACCAACTTCACCGGCAAACTGACCAGCTTGAAACGCAGGTTGAGACAAGAAGTTTTGACCAACCTGATATTCACCAAGGCCGCCAAGAGCTTGCCCAGGCCGATATGCCTGCATTCCGCCCAAGGTAAGATCAGCACTCGGCCCACCAATTTGTCCTGCAAACTGTCCAGAAGTTGGACCAACTACTTGCTGCTCATAGGCAGAATACCTTGGCTGTTGGGAAGCAGCAGCAGTTTGTTGCGCTGCAAATTCTCCCATGTTTCTAGCTGCCTCAGAGTAGCCAGGAGTCAACTGATTGAATGCCTGCTGCGTAGCGGAAAGCCCAACCTCAGGAGACTGAAGTTGAGCAATCTCGTTGGCGCGAGTTCTGTTAAGGTAATCTGCCTCAATCTCTGCAATCTGAGGATAGAACTGCGCTAACTGCTGCATCTGACCAGATGCAAGTATTTGGTTAATCTGATTTTGCAGATTGGCGTATGCAGCCTGACCGTAAAGCGGGTTTGCCTCGGCAGCAAATAACTTTGGAGCCAGTTCAATCTGGGCAAGGAGATTCTCACGGCTGATCTTCCCATAATCGGGAGCCGGAGGAAGAGGAGGTTGCGAGATTTTTGTGGAGCCCATAATTAAAAATTCTCAGGAATGCACTGCTTGAAAAAATTGAACATGAGTTCCTTGGTTGCCAGCTTTGGCTTTCCACGTCTGTAGTACACGATTGCTGATGGTTTCATGTTCCTTTCACGGAACATGTTCCACATTAAAAGCGTGGACTTTTTACACTTGGAATACAGGTAGTCTAGCAACAAAATATCGCTCTCCGGTTGCTCCCAATTGAACACGACATCCAATGCGTGTTTTACGGGCCGCAACACAGCAAACGACCACTCGTCGCCATTCTTGGCCAAGAACAGGTTCTTGTGGTGGAAGTGAAACGTCAGCATCTGGTCCAGCGTTTCTTTCTCCAAGTCTTCAGGGAAAAGCAGCTTATGCTCCAGTTTTTTGGAGTAGGCAAAGTCTACAAACTCGTCCCAGAGATCACTCATGACCCAAACACAACAATGCTACTTGCGTATCCCGTGTCTCTGCCTCCCAAGCCTGAAGCGAATGTATGAAACGTAAAGCACGATGTGGTTCTTGGAACTGTGTTTCCTGCTGCGATTTCATTGTAATCAATAAGAATAGCTCTTGTTAAAGTATCAGTCGCACTTGAGGCCGATGTTAATACACTCATTGAAACAATAGGAAGAAATGTAGTGTTTTGAAATTGAGAGCTAAAATTGCACAAGTAATTTGCAGCATCTGCTGATGTTCCTGTGTAAATTACAGACCCAATGTTTTCAGAAGAGTTTATATTACAGTACCTAAATGTAACTGATCCGGCACTATCGCCAGCAGCCGCAGATGTAGTTGTAATTGTCTGAACATTTCCCGATGTTGTTGCGGACAATACTTGATAAATTTCAGTAGTTGGAACTGTTCCAGCACCACTTGCTTTCGTGAAAACAAAGTACGATTTATTGTTGGCGTAAAACTGAGGTTTGCCTCCAGAGAAATCGTAAGTGATTGTTACGGTTGATCCTGTCTTGGAGTAGCTTGCGGTTGCTTGCGTTGTTGCTGCAAACTGTCCATCAAACGATGCAATGGCTCTTGGAAGGATGGCATTCAGTTGACCACTGGAAATAGTGAAACCTGGGCCGGGGATTATGCCACCAAGCTGAGAAGTGGTTGCAGCAGGAACGCTGGACGCTACTGTAACAGATCCACTTGCATTGGTAATGCTGACATTTGATCCAGCCGTCAGCGTGGCCTTGCTGAGTCCACCAGACGAATTGCCAATCAACAACTGTCCATTGCTATAGGTCGTTTGACCAGTTCCTCCAAGTGTTGTGGCCAGCGTGCCAGTAGCAGCCGACAATGGAATGTTGGTGCAGTTACTTAGATTCCCAGATGCTGGAGTTCCAAGAGTTGGAGTTATTAGCGTTGGTGATGTGGACAAAACCACAGACCCGGTGCCTGTAGATGTTGTTACGCCAGTTCCACCGCTTGAAACCGCAAGTGTGCCAGTTACGGACCCAAGATTTACATTGGTACAATTGCTTAGGTTTCCAGACGCTGGGGTTCCCAATATTGGAGCCGTTAAGGTCGGCGAAGAAATAGTTGGAGACGAAGACAACACTACAGATCCGGTGCCGGTGGATGTAGAGCTTAGAAGCGGTTGCGCCCCAATCACAGGAAGCGCAGAGGTTCCAATCAAAGCCAATTGAGAGGCTGTGGTCAGAGCTGCTACCTGATCGGATGCAAGTTTTCCATCGCTTCCAAGCGTTGCAACACCGTTGATTGCACCCAACTGACTGGTAGCAACCCGAGTGTCCAGCCCAGCATTTAGCTGAGATGAAGTAATCGGAATGTAAGTCAACGCAGACGTTACGTTTGCGGACGTAATCTCCGACCGGATTGTTGCGGATGACTTATTCTCGACGTTGTTGAGCGACAGGTTGACCTTTGCCGTGGCGATGCTCGCCAAATCAGACAGGTTGTTGTTGGCGTTGAGCAACTCGGCAGGATCAACTCCGCCTAATGCCTGCACTACGGTAGCCTTCTTAAGCTGGCCGGAAGCAAGTAGGATGACTTGATCCGTCGTTGGATCAGCAGTGGTTAGAATCGCAGCCTGATCGCCAATTGCCCCAGGCAAAAGCGTGGCTCCCTCAACGTGTTGGTTGAGGTTATCAACAGTAACGGTTGAGTTCGTCGTCGAATAAATCGTTCCTTTGTTGATTTGAGCCATAACTACTCCTGTGAAACCATTGGTCTGTTTGCCGTTATACCGTAAACTGTGACACCTTTCAACGCTGGTCTTCCACTGGTGAAATTGATTGTGAAGTCCACCGACGACCCGCGCCCGGCAATCCGTGGACGAAGCGTTCCATCACTGTTGCCAGAGAACTGGTATCCCAAGACTGTCTGAGTGGAATCTGGATCGTGCATCGTTGCGTCAATCGACACCACATCGTTGACGATGTTGTTGAACTGAAACTCTCCACGACTAAATCGCTTCTCGCTCAAAGACTTCATCGTGAACTCTCTGGTTCGCACAAATGAAGTAATTGAGTTCAAGGAAAACCCGGTATTCAGGTCAACAGGCAGCGTAAACGGCAGAATAGCTCCGTTTCCACCTCCAGTGTAGAAGTCACCATCCTCTCGCTCTTCCTCAAGAAACACACCTCCAAACTGATTCACGCCCGCAAAGTTGGTGAGGATGAACAAGCGTTCCTGATTTTTGTAGCCACCGGGAATCAAGTTGTCTGCATTCAGCCCAACAGGATACACGTCAATGCTTTCCCAATTCTTGTTGAGCGTGTTAAAGATCAGGATGCGGTTGTTTTTGCCAGTTGGATTCGTGTCAGCCACAACAGGCATGGCAATGTAAAACCTGTTGTTGTAGTAAGTTGCAACAGAGTTGTTGACTGTCGTGTAGTTGACTGTCTGAAAGAAGTCTGCCACAGGTTCAGACAACGGCATTGTGTTGCCAACCATCTTCAGGTCCAACTGAGGCGTGAGCATGTGGACTCCCTTTGCGGACAGGAAGAATACGAACTGCCCAGCGTTGACTATGCTCCTGCGAGCAAGACAGCCAAGTTCTGTGGTGACTACTGTGATCTGACTTCTGTCAGCTTCCGTGATGACAATCCGAGGATCAAGGAACGCGATGTAGATCGAGTTCCGCATGAACACCAAGAACTGGTTCTCGATCCACGGCAGACATCCAACGATGATGTCATTTCCACCCTGGTTGATCAGGAAGGCGTTGAACTGTACGTCCGTCTGAAAAGACAAGATGTCGCTGACAACCAACTGATGATCCGTGTACTTGGCAACAATCCGGTTCTGGTAGTAGAACCCAAAGTCTGCTGGAGGAAGAGATTTGGTCAAATACGTCAGCGCAGTCCCACTGCTTGGATTGACGAACTGCTGGTCAGCAACAGTTATTACGCCTGTAGCAGAGTCCCAAATCAACGGAGGTTTTCCACGCTGAGTTGTGAACGGAGTCTTGTTGGTGTGCGCTTGGAACGTACTCCCGGTTGTGTTCGTCCACGAAAAGGTAAACTGTGTGGTCGAAGTCACCGTGATGATGTGACTCCCGTCTAAAGCTGACTCCGTATCAAAAATTCCATGCCTCAACGTGACCTCATCTCCAGTCGCATATCCATGTATGCTGGCTGTGTTGACGGTGATCGTTCCAGTATTTCCGTTTCCAATCGCAGCATTCGTCACGCTTGCGTTGTAAATCGTGCTGTCGTACTTGCCTCGGAAGATGATCAACTTGTCAAGGGCTTGAACACAGTCAACGATTCCACCTACTGCAATGTTTCTTCCAGTAGGGAACAAGTAAGGTCCAAGTAACTCTGACTGTGTTCCCTGTTGCTCCGGTCGGAACAAGTACAACCGATTCGTGAACACCATTGCGATGTTGTCTCGCCCCAAGGAATCTATCCAGACTCCAGAACCGACCATCGTCAAAGCGCTTAATGAGGCGTCTGTGAGCCTCTGGCAGCCCTTGCGGGGTTGTGCAATGCCTCTCTGTAACCTGACATTCTGAGCAGCCTGAAGGATGCCGTCAGGGAGATTTGCCGGGTCAAGACGACTGGCAAACCCCATGTAGGACTGATCCGATTCAGCTTGTAGCTCAGATGGCATCAGGAAATCATCTTGCTGATCTTGTCCACAAGACGCTGAAGATCGTCACGAATCTCCATCAGACGATCACCACCTTCGTCTTCCATTTCTCCCTCTTCTTCTCCACCTTCTTCCTCGGATTCTCCATATCCGCATTCGGAACAACTCCCATCAGACTCCATCGGCGAGGAGCATTCCGGGCATTTGCGGGTCTTTGGAGCCCCGATAACGAGCATTAACGCATCAGTCAGGTTTTTCTTTGCCATAGGTCTTTAGGATATCAGCGATCTTTTTTGCTCCCTGCGAGCACGCAACTCAGCAAGAGAGTGAGGAGTATTGTACTCGTAATGAGGCGGATCATAAATCGAGGTGAACGTGCCTCCCCAGCGCAGCTTGTGCTTCGATGCGATTGCCCCGCAGAGCTTGTGCATCCTGTCTGCGAGACGTTTCTCTTCAGGAGTCCCGTCATCCAGGTAGTGTTTACCACGGAAGACACCGCAATCAATCGCAATCCCGAAGTTGTGCATACTCGAGCCGGGTTTGGCATTGGTAACCTTTGGCCCCGGAGCAGTGCGCCCCTTGGCGTAGAGAGCTTCCTGAGCCTCCCAAGAGCGCGTCCCGCAGATGACCCGGTAGTCCAGTCCCTCCTCTTTTAGAAGCTCCTTAGCCTCCAAGACAAAGTTCGTGAACGCTTCCTTAACCTCAGGGATCAGCGTGTCGATATGCTTGGCTGAGCGTTCGTCGATCATTTTTGGATGAGCTTGTAGGTTTTAACCAGCGTGTAAATCAGTGCTGCAATCGCTGTGATAATGCGGATCGTCTGCTCTATCTCAGACAACGAGACAGCCAATGCAGCTACATTGATCCCCAAAACGGAGGCAAGATCTTTAAGATCGTCTAGCATTTACTTTGGGTCGCTTAGGTTTTTCATCTGGCTTGGCAGTTGGTTGCTTTACCACAGCACGCTTTTTAGGTGCAGAAATTGTAGAAAACCACGAAAGCCAAACGTAGTTGCAGGCTACGCCTATGTTAAGAATGAACTCAGTAACCGGGGGTTCTTGGTGAGCAAAAATGTTTGCGACAGACCCGCAGATCGTGATCGTTGTGGCAAGCTTACACAAATGAACTGCGTACTTGTGCTTGTAAATGGCACTGTCCTCATGGCCAAACACTCGAAGCCACAGATGAATCGCCGAAACGGCAAGCACGCTATTTGCGAGCACGTTTAGGAGTACTAGTGGGCTTAATGTCATGGCCGGAGATTAGCTTCTCTGAGATGTTTTCTACCGCACGCAGCCCACAAAAGCCTAGCAAAAACGCCGCTGCATAACCATATTGCGGCTCAGTGTCAAGGTGAGCAATCTTGAGGATCAGAGGAGTCACATAGTTTGCTGATGCAGCTCCACCAATCAAAGACAACACAGTCCTTCCAAGGTTTTGTCCCGCTTGCTTGGAGGACATCAAGATCGCTCCGAACAAACCAGCAATCGCAAGACCAATGTCAATCCCAGCATCCTTGAGATTGATCATCGGTGCTGAGCTTGTTTGGCGACTGAGACAGCATTGAGAAGTTCTAGCTCGAGCTTCTGATATCGAGCGTCTGAATGCCACTTCTGTGCTGTCTGAGCCGTGTAGGTTTGTCCTGGCTGAAGCTCAAGGATCTCCTTGCCCGGATGATGTAAGAACCTTGCTGGAACGGAGGAATCTTTCACGCAACCGATCAGCGAAAGCGTCATCGCCAGCAGCGCGAGCCTCGAGGATTTGACGTTCGATCTCATCGCAGTGCTTGGCAATATCCCGTTCAAGTTCCCAAGAGGCTCGTTTAGCCTTGATCTCCAGCCACAGGCGCAGGATTTGCAGCAGGCTTGGTATCATCTGATTCCTTTCGGAAGACGTTGATCATCCCTATAAGGGCAAGTCCAGTTGTCAGGATAGCCTCCTGCATCTCTGGATGAAGTTTCAGCCCAACAGCAGTCAGAAGGGCAAACAAACCACGCCAGGTCGATGGCTCTTTGAGTCGGTCAAGAATGTATTTCATAGCTACTTCTTCTTGGCTGTCTTAGCAGATTGTCTGAATGCCTTCGCAGTGGGCGCGCCCTTGGTGCCAGGCTTGCGCATCTTCTCGCCGCTTCCAGCAGCAATCCGATCACGCTTGGCGTTTATGTTGGCGTAGAGTCCCTTTTTCATTTGCAGTTCCAGCGTTTGAGTGATGCAGCCTTGCGAGTGGGTCGTCCCTTCTCATCCTTCATGGGACCGGGCATCCCGCTCATCCGGGCACAGAATGACTTTCTGCGAGCAGCGTCAGCCTTTGTCTTAGGATTCGGAGCAGGAGCCTTGAGGTTGCTGCCGGTTGCCGCGTTGTACTTGGCCCGGCCCTTTGCTGTGAGTCCTGCACCTTTCGACACAGGCAGCTTTTCGCCGCGACCAACCGCTAGGGATACACCTTTTTTAGCCATTGTCTTCAGGAGGCAAGAAGGAACCGTCAGGCTGTTCAATCCAGCCAATCCCGCAGGGAATGCCATCCACGTTGACCAGCGTTGTTCCAGCAGGAGGCGTGTACGGCGACACACCATCCCACACGATTATGTTATCAACTACTTTCGTAGCATCATCAACGATTGCGTACTTCATAATTAGAAATAGGTTGTAACAACGATAATGCCTGCGCCTCCATTGCCTCCAGCTCCACTGTTTCCAACTCCATCTAAAGCGGCTCCTCCGCCTCCTCCGCCTCCTCCATAGTTTCCGCCATTTCCGCCATTTCCGCCATTAACAGTAGTCGATGATGCTCCACCACCTCCGCCTCCAGCTCCTAACGGCCAATTTGCGGTGACAGACACTGCTGATGCTCCAGATCCACCTTGTCCAGTTCCTGCCGCTGCTGCCGGTGCTGATATGAATGATCCTAATGCAATTCCGCCAATTCCCCCATTTGTTTGCAGTGGAGTTGCTGCAATCCCTCCTCCAGCTCCACCTCCACCAGTTGCTGTGTATGAACTTCCTCCACCTGCGCCAGCTCCAGATCCGCCAGCTCCTCCATTTGAGCCAACAAACATTGTTCGCTGCAATGTGTTTATTCCACCAGGACCAGATGATGTTGTTGCTGTTCCAGCCGCAAATCCTCCCTGAGCAAAAACCCATGTTCCAAAAGACGAAGTTCCTCCAGCGGTTCCTGCGTTTCCATTAGTGCTGTTCGCAGTAACTGCCGCGCCTCCAGATCCAGCAGCTCCAACTGTAACTGTTTCTGTTGCGCTTAAAAGACTTGCATCAATGGTGCGCATTGTAAATCCGCCGCCACCACCGCCACCGCCACCGGAACCAACTGCTCCACTTGCAGTTTTTCTTCCAGAACCACCACCTCCGCCTGCTCCAATAACGGTAACCTGAACGCTTCTTGCTCCAGCAGGATTGGTCCAAGTGCCGCTTGATGTAAACACTTGAATATCAGCAGGCGTTCCACCTCCACCACCAGACACCGGAGTCGTAGATGCAGCAGTGATCTGCCCAAACTGGTTCACAGTCAGAACTGCAATCTGAGACGAACTGCCGTAGTTCCCGGTAGGAGCTGGGCTCAGAGCAGCCAACGCTACCGTGCTGCTGGCAGACAACGGACCACCACCAGTCAACCCAGAACCTGCGCTGATGCTGATCGCAGACAACTGCTGTGTGGTCAACGCCACAACCTGAGCTGTGTTCGTCAGGCTGGAAATCTGTGAGGTCGTAGCAAACGAAGACTCCTGAGAAGTTGCAATCGCTCCAATGCTGGCAGGAGTAATAGCTGCAATCTGAGCAGTGGTTGCAAACGAAGACTCTTGGCTAGTCGCTATTGCTCCAATGCTTTGGGGCGTGATAGCCGCCAGTTGAGACGTGGTTGCAAAGCTGGATTGTTGGCTGGTTGCAATCGCACCAATGGATGCCGGAGTGATAGCCGCAACTTGAGCCGTTGTGGCAAGTCCAGCAACAACAAGAGACTGAGCAGCAGACTTTGTATCGCCACCTTGGTTGAATACAAAGATGTCATTCGCATTGACTTGTGTCGCCGCTGGAAGTTGAGAGACTTTTATTTCGCCCATAATTAATCGGTTGCCTTAAACTAGAAGTAAGTCGTGATAATTGCGTAGCCTGCTCCCCCGGTTCCACCTGCTCCAGATTGCGCTCCGGTTTCTGTTGCTCCTCCGCCTCCTCCGCCTCCAGCAGGGAATCCCCCAGCACCTCCGTCGCCTCCAGAAACTGCTGCTCCAGCCGCTCCACCTCCACCACCAGATCCAGCAGCAAATAGTCCAGCAACAGGAATTGAAATTCCATTTCCTCCAGAAACTCCATCTCCAATTCCACCGGTTCCTCCAGAAAAATTTAAAATACGACTTAATCCACCGTTTGCTCCAGAAGATGGAACTGATGAAGATCCCGGAAGTCCGCCACCACCACCTCCCCCAACGCCTCCTGGCAAAAATACTATAGTACTTGAACTTGGAGCGCCTTGTGATCCAATTCCTCCACCGCCATTTGCAGGCCCACCAGAATTTGCCATTTGATATCCAGTTCCACCAGATATTATAGTGCCACCAGCTCCTCCGATTACTTGCAAAGAAGCAAACTGAGTGGCTCCTCCATTAACTCCACTACCTCCAGATGTATTATTAGTGGTAACTGCGCTTCCACCATTTCCACCCGCTCCAATAGTAACTGTTTCTGTTGCGTTTAATGCGGATGCAGGAATTGTTGCAACAAACCATCCTCCGCCGCCACCACCACTTCCAGCTCGTCGAGCGGAAGCCTGACTTGAGTTTTTGCTTCCACTCGCCCCACCACCTCCACCACCAAACATTTGCACATTAACGCTTCTTGCTCCAGCGGGCTTGGTCCATGTTCCGCTTGAAGTAAATATTTGAACATCAGCAGATCCGCCGCCTCCTCCGCCTGAAACTGGAGTAGTACTAGCAGCAGTTAATCTGCCTTTAGAATCAACCGTAAGAACAGGTATAGATGTTGAATCTCCATACGTTCCCGGCGTGACTCCGCTTGCGGAAAGTTGTGTGGTAGCAAGTGAGCCAGAGGTGATGTTGCTGGCGTTGGTTGTGTCTGTTATCGCAGACGCTGCCAGCCCAGAAATTTGAGAGGTGGAAACCGAGGAAAGTTCAATCCCAATGTCTCCAGAAAATGTCACTGGAGAGTTGGTGATTGCCAAAGTGTTGGATGTCACTCCAACGCTTGTAACTGTTCCACCAGCAGATCCAGAAATCCCAACATTGGTTGCGCTCGTAACACGACCTTTAGAATCAACCGTAATTCTGGCTACAGAAGAAGAGCTTCCATAAGTTCCAGCAGACACTCCGCTTGCAGAAAGCGTTGCAGGTTGAGATCCACTTCCAGATGGCGTCGTTACGTCTCCAGTGAGCTGCGTGATCCCAAGTGCTGGAATTGCCGCAGTAGACATGGCCGTGATTCGGCCCTTTGCGTCTGCTGTGATGACTGGAATCGCACTGGAAGATCCAACTGTTCCAGCAACAACACCAGAGTTGGAGAGAGTCGTAACCGAGCTTCCCTGTGGACTTGTGACATCCCCAATCAACGCAGGGAGTCTGTCCACATCAAGAATACCACTTGTAATATTTACGGCATTCGTTGTGTCAATCGTAGCAGAGGGAGCCAAACCAAGGTTTGTCCTTGCTCCAGCAGCCGTGTTTGCTCCCGTTCCACCATTTGCCAAGGCAACTACTCCGGTAACATTCGATGCTGTCCCGGTAGTGTTTTGGTTCAGTGTTGGAACGTCTGAAGCCTGAATCTGCGACATCGTTACATTCGCAGAGTCGCCTCGAAGAAACCGTCCACTCGCAACACTTCCAGCCAAGGCATTCATCGCGCCTTGACGAGTCGTTGCTCCAGTCCCGCCATTTGCAACCGCAAGAGTTCCAGCCGCAGTAATCGTTCCTGAGGTCGTTACTGGTCCACCAGAGAAGGTCAGCCCGGTTGTTCCCCCAGATACATTAACGCTTGAGACAGTGCTTTGAGCAGCAACTCCAGTCACGTTTGTGACCTGTCCCTTGGCGTTTACCGTGATCTGAGGAATGGCAGTAGCAGATCCATACGTCCCGGCAGGAGACGGAGACAGGGGAGCAATACTTGGGTTTGGATACGTCCCAGACAAGTCACCACCAGCAGATCCAGTGGGGGTGCGAGAATTGCTCAGACGAGCATCATTGCCTTCACAGGCAGTTCCAGCCGTGCTTCCAAGCTGAAGTGCGCCAGGGGCACTAGAAGTGCCAACAGGAAGACGATCAGACGAAATGGTTCCGCTCGTCAATTCCGAGGCGTTGGTTGTCTTAATGAGAGCTGAGACAACCTTCTTGGTCGTGCCTCCCTGCACAATGGGCACAACATCCGGCGGATTCGCAACGCTTGCTGCTGGAAGATCTGTAATGCGTGTTCCCATTGTTAGCCAGTCGTTATACGGTCACTCGCCTCAGTATTAAGAAAGTCACCAGCTTCCGTCAATATTTGATATGTGGTCGTAGGCGAACTTGGATGCGCTTGCTTTGGAAACCTGAAGGTCACCTTTGAGCCTTGCACGCTTCCTTTTGCAACCAGCTTTACACCGGGAGCTGCGACAGTACCATTTCGGCGTATGATGAACTTGTTCATCTTAGTAGGTGTAAGCCATGTTCAGCTTCTGGATTTGTCCTTGCTGTCTGATTAAGACATCGATCTGTTGCTGCACAGCAACCTCTGCAAGCTGATCAAAGACAACCCCTTCATCGGTCCTGCCTTCAGACTTCAGAAAGTCCGCAGCAACTCCATTGACCAAAAAGTCTTTGAACCTGTAAGGGATGCTTACCTGTTGCCAATAGACGTTTTGAGGTTCTGCTGGAGCAACCGAGTTAGAGCTACTCAAAGCCGTCCAAAAGTTTGCTCGAGTCCCTTTGGTTGCAGAAGTTGGATTGTAGTTGGAAGACTCCTGCAAGATGTCGTAGTACACCTGTGAGCCTGGAGAGTAGGTCGTAGATATTGCGTACTTCGATCCGTACAGCCGGGGCGCATCCAAGCGATACTGAATGAACTTCTCACCATCCTCCAAGAAACGAAGGTAGGTTATGTCTCCGACAGTTGTGTTGTTGGGGACCGAGATCAAGTCCTCCACAATAAAGTCAACCTGTACAGCTCTTGTGGTGACACGCGGATCACGTTCCCAAGCAGCCAAGCCTTGCAAAGATCCAGTTGGCATCTGAACCAATCGCTGCAAGTTTCCGGTAAAAATAACCGTTGTAGTCAACTTGCCATTCGGACCTTCGTATGTGGGAAAGTTTACTGTAGATCCATCTGGAATCTTGATGGAAAAGTGCGTGATGTACTCACCAATGCTGTCTGTGCTGGATTCGTAAGTAAACGAATGTCTTTCAGACGCAACGCTTATTGTCTGACCTTCGTATGTGTAGTAAAATGGATTGCTGAATCCGACATACGTCTGATCAATGGTTCCCCTCCGGTAGGCATCAGCCGTGAAGTCAGCCAAGTAAATGCGCGGAAAGTTCAGATCCAAGCCAATCCTTAGGTCAACAAGGTTGTCTTCACTCTGGGTTAGAATCGGAACATTGTTCTCCGTGAGCAACTCGCTCCCATTCTCCAAAAGAAGGGGCGGAGGAGGAATGATTTCTACCGTGTTGATTGGGTTGCCAGGAAAAGTGCGGATGAACCTGTTGGCATCCGGCCATTCTTCACGGTCCCAGATTGTTCCGATGCGCCGGCTGGCAAAGTCTCGGATCGTATTGAAGCTCTTGTCGTTCAGCGTCGAGCGATCCAAGCCGATTAACTGGCAGACCTCGGCAAGGATGTCACTGAATGCAACTGTCTTCATGCGTAGACTTTATGGAAACGCGAATTGGTGGGAGGAACCCATCCTATACTGATCTCCTTTGTTCCGCCAGAATTAACTCTGCACTGCGGATTGTCACGGAAGAACTCGTGTATGAACTTCTTGTCGTCCCAGCACTGATATCCCAGTTTCTGTCCCCAGAAATGATAGGCATCCGGGGGAATGCTGCCGATCTTCTGACCAAGACCATCAATCGAGCGATGGCGCATCTTGGCATACTTGGCAGCTTGCTTGGATTGGATCTCAGCGTTTACACGCTTTATCTGCCAGCCACGCCGAAACTCGGCTTCTAGCTGTGGAACAAGACTAGGATCGACGTTGAGCATAAAAAAGGGCTGTCTCTCCAGCAGTCACACCACTGCGGCGACCGAGAGGTCCCGGTCCGTGCACCCCGGCATGGAGCCAGAGGCAGGTGTCGCAATAAGCGACCCGTCGGTTTGAGGATGCTTTCGCACTAGCCTTGACGGGTTCTATGGTGTCGGTCTCTCCCGACTGTCACACCACTGAGCAGGTGTCGCTAGGGAGACTAGCTCGAGAAGTCGAACTTGCCAAGGCCGAGCGGATTGCCGACCACAAGGCCGCAAACAGCTTCAACCACACGGGCAGGACCACCACCATAGTCAGGCAGCGATTGCACCGCAGCGACGTTACCACCGTAACGCACTTCGATCAGGTCCATGTTCAGGACCAGACCTTTGTACGGGGTGGACGTCCAGCTTCCGCTAGCAATCGTTCCGATGAACACGGAAGGATGCAGCTTGACCGTTCCGAAGTCCCCTTGGAACACGTCCACGGACTGGATGTAGGTTTCAGCCGCAGCATCACGCTGGAAGGTCTGCACCTTGGTCGCACCAGCAGCCAACACACCAGACGTGCTGGTCGTGGTCAACTGGGTCGTTCCAAGCAATGCGGTGAACGCACGCTTGAGGTCCGTTCCGACAATGGCGTCGAAGGACTTGTACTGCCCCGTCTGATCGTAGATCGACTTGAGCAAGCCCTGCACAGCCGTGTCAGTCAACCCGCTGGAGGCTCCAGTCAGGATGCTGTTGGAAGGCGTGCGGAACTGCGAGGGAATGTCTCCGGGCGTAGCCGTTCCAGTCCCAGCCGTGGAAATCCACGTCTGAATCCCGGCTGTCAGATACGGCACAGATCCATTGTCCTGCTGAGCAGTTTGGTTGGAGCAAAGCGCAACTTCGATGGAACGCTTGGCTTGGAGGATCGACTTGCTGACGTTGTACGCCAGTTCGTCACGAACTCCAGCAACCTGGGCGATGTCTTGCGTGAGCTTGGACACACGCACGGCAGGCATACGAAACACCTGAGCGTAGTTGGCCAATTCCGCACGATAGCCCACATCCCAGTTGGTGTAGCTGCTGACGTCCGTGCCGTCAACGGTTCCACCCACTTGAGGAGCGGGGTTGCTGTCAGCCTGCCAGCGGAAATACATATTTCCGGGCTTGCTGCCTTTACGCGCCATCGACGTGAAGGGAGTGTCCTTCGCGTCAACGAGCGCAATCATGTCCATGAGGTCTTCGCGTTTACCGCGACCAGAGAGGTTAGGTTCAGTTAAGGCTGCCATAAGAATAGGTTGGTTGGTTGGTTGTAGGGTTTACACAAACCCCTTTGCTTTCAACAGGTTGCTCAATCCATCTCGATTGGAAGTGTCTTGCATGAACGCTTTACTCGCTCGAGAGCTGTCATCCGGTTTTACCGGAGCAGCTTTTACGCTCGGTTGAGTTGGCGCACGCTTGATTGGAGCTGCTTGCTTCTGCTTAGAAGAGCGTTCAGTAAACACCTTCATGCCTTCCACAAACATTCCCACCAAGTGCATGTAGTCAGGTCTGCGCTTGATTTCAGGAAAGTCACGCAACACAGCTTGTGCTGCTTGATACTCCTGAGTCTCAGGCTTGTTGAGCCACGGAAAGTTCTGCACGATCATTGGAGCGGCTGCTTCCTGTTGCTTCAGGTAGTTAAACCGCTGTGGAAGCTCGACCTCTTTGTTGCGAATTGCCGCACGCTTCATTGCCCTGACTTGTTTGTCGGACAACTCAATCATTTGACCGTCCGGGCCTTGGATCTCTCCTCCGTCCGGGTTGTCTTCGCACCACATAATCACGTCCACCGCTCTCTTGTACTCCGCCTCAATTTCAGGGATTGAGTTAAGAGCCTCGATCTCGTTGGACACTGATTGCTGCTTTGTCTGGGTTGCCAGAGACTTACTAGCCTCCAACTCCCGCTGCATTGCAGCCAGCTTTGCTTCCTGCTCCTGTAGTTTTGCCTGAGCGGCTTTCTTCGCAGCAACTAACTTGTTGATGCGCTTCTGTACGCCCCGACTCAACTGACTACTGTCTTCTTCGTCGTTGGACTGATCGACTTCGTCTTGGACTTCAGACTCAACCTCCGAGGATTCCTCGGTAGTTGCTTCATCTGTCTCCGACTCGGTCTGCTGCTCCTCTTTGGCTGGAGCCGCCCCTTCCTCGTCAAGGAAGTTGTTCTTGATGAAGTCTGTTAAACTCCGATCATCGAACTTACCGAGGTTGTCTGCAACGGGTACATTTGCTCCCTCCTGACTCCCGGAATCAGGCTGTGTGTTTGTGTTTTCCATGCTGGTAAGGCAGCAAGCCCTTGTTGTCTCAAACCAGTAACGCTGGTTAGCCCGTTGTTGGCGTTATGCCAAATCTTCGTCCGGTGTCAAGCCATTAAGTTGTCTGGCATTTTGTCTGAACTGGACAAGTGTCGATAAGACAAGGTTGATGCCATCCACCGAACCACACGCATGAATGCGGTCTTCCCCCTTCATTTCCCGGCTGACAGCAGCCATCCACTGCTGTTGCTGCATCGACTCAATTAACTTGATAACTTCCGTCCAAGTAATGTTCTTGCCACTAAATCCAAAGGCATTCTTTTGATCTTCAGTCATGTTATTATTGCTGACTTACAGGGGTCACACCAATCCGGCCAATCTGAGCGTTCTGCTGTTGCATCACACTCATCTGCAAGCTCTTAATGTAGTTCTGGAACAACGCCTGGAAGTTTTGATCCTGCTGCAATGCCTGCTGCGCTTTCGGGTTAGCCTGAATAATCTGCTGAGCGTACTGAAGTTTTGTCTGAGCAGAAGGATCGTTCTGCTGATACAGAGCTTCGTTACCCAACAACATGAGCGCAATGTCACTCTGTACATCCTTGAACATCTGACGGCTGGCATCCTGTGGGTTGAGGATCAACTCCTGCGCCATCTCAGGTGCAACCGCACGGATCATCATCTCCGTGAGCTTGTTTCGGTTAAGCACGCCGCCCGAGTCAAGCTGAGCCACCTTGGTCAGGAAGTCGATCTTTTGAGCGATGTACTCCTTGTCTAGATCGTTGACGTCGAACTTAACGGTCAGATCGAACTCGTTGTGAATCGCAGACAAGTTCTGTGGCAGTTGGCCTCCAGTAATCCGCTGGATCTCCTGTGGACTCATGTACTGACAGCACAAACTGAACATCTGCCGGAAGACCGTGCGCCAGGTCAACAGCCAAGTGTTGACCAACATCTGCTGGAGCAACTGCGTCTTTCGAGGGTCAACAGTAGAATTTACCGTTCCAAAGTAAGCGGCGTGACTTGCTTCAACTCGTTGGATCAACTCAAACGCCACGGTAGGCTGGCGAGCTGGCGGGTCCATGAAGGTGTAGTCAGTCGGACTAACTACTGGCAGAGAAACACCGGGGCCAATCTTGTTGATGGCTCCGATTCGTTTGACGACCTTGATGGGAGGAAGCGTTGAGAAGGCGGTGTGATCTCGGATGGAGTCATGCTGCGCTTTGACTTCATCTTGGTCGGTGGACGCAAGTTCCGGTACTCCCCGAGTGTCAAAAATAGCCCGGCGAATGCACTCACGACGAAACTCCACAAAAGGATACTCTCCATGCGCGTAATCGAGCCTTTCATGGATGGCGTATGAGATCGGATCGTTGCGGTGATCCACAGCAGCCTGCGGACAGATGACCGTGTAGTAGATGCACGGAGCCGTGCCGTCGAGGCTCTTGGTGTAGCAGTACACCACCTCGATCATGTTCTGGTAGTTGATCCCGTTGTATACGAGCAATTCCGTGCTCGGTAACAAGTTCATGTTGTACATCGTGCTGCTCTTTCCAGCCATCTGCACAGCCAGCTCCACCCAATCCTTGTTCCACCCTTCAGTCGTGATTTTTTCACGGATCTCGACCTCAGACATCCATGTCCGACGAAAAATTACCCGTGAACGCTGCAAATCCGAGGTTTCCGGTGGGAACAACACTTCATCCCAAGGTTTCAGCGCAATGATCTCAGGCAGATTCTTGCTGACGTACTCTTCGTCTCGAGTCGTCATTCCCGTTTCAGACAACTCACGGACCATGCGCTTTGCCTCTTGCAGCGTGAGTCCAGGGACTGAAGCCTGCAAAATCAATGCAGCTTCTTCTGCCTGATCAGCAATCAACTGAGGCAGTTGCATCAGCGTCGGGCTACCCGATTGCTGCGCCATTACCATAATCTCCTGCATGGAGATAGGCTGCGACCGCTTGCTGATGTTCTGTCTCCAACCCACAAAGAAGGCTGTCCAACCGTACTGGAAAGCGTACTGCGCCCCAAGTTCCGCCTCACGACGAAGCTCCAAGGGCATCTTGTTGTCGCGCACCCAATGCAGCAACGTCGTCGCAACACCGGAGATCGACGTGTCGTTAAGTTCCGTCTCGCTGGCACGAATGGTTGCACGCTCAAATGCAGTCACCAAGAGCGCAGAAAGCTCGTTACAGGTACTGTCAATCAAACGATTACGAACGTCACTTGCACCTTCAAAGGGCCACGCCGGGTCGCCATCGTTGCGAAGATTACTGTGTTTCTTGCCGTCTTCACTTTGACCTGCCCAGCGGGCAAAACGGATGTCATCGAACTTCGTCGTCAGGTTACCCTGCGTCGAGTTGATCATTGCCCGGTTGTATTCGCTCAACAGATCTCCTACATCAGGAACATTCGTAGCTATCGCCAAGGGATCAGATGAAGACGAATCCATATTTTGCGTGAAATTACGTTAATCTCTGTCGCTGGTCAATATGAACCACATCTTGACATTGCAGCCATCTGTTTCTTCCAACTCTCACCCCCGTAGTGCTGGGGGTCCATCACCACCAAGTAGCCTAAAGCGTCAATAGGATCTTTGCTGGCTCCCTTCTGACCATCTGCACCCGTCCATTCCCGCATACTGTAGATCAAGTTCTGACAACTCTCGTGGACCATCAGTTTGGGATGATTCTTGCCAACTTCAACCGGCAAATCCCGGTCGTAACAGAGCAAATCGTTAATCACCAGCACCCGTTCGTCCACGGTAACTCCTGCTGCCGGGAGAAAATGCAGTGGATTACTGGCGTTGGCGATCAAATCCAACAGGGTAATCCCACCTTCCTTGCTCGTCACCTCTGAGCCTGCACTCCGGGGGTCAATGTACCGCTCAGCAATCTCTTCGACGTTGTCTTTGTGCGTCTCAAGCGACCAGACAAGCTCGGTGTACTCGTTGACACCCCTACCAGCTCCACTGCGTTGTGCAGGTCCAGGCTTTCCATCCGGGCGTTCAGACGGCAAAGCCCACTCTCCATAACTTTGGTCCGGCCATTCACGGTAAACCCAGATGATCCCGTGGACATCGACTCTTGCCCAGAGCATAAACCAGTTTCGTGCGCCGGCAGGATCAGCCACCATGTAGTTCGTTCCCTCAGGCGCAACCTTGGACACCGGATCTTTAAAGATGTTCACGTCCCCAAACATCGGGAACTGACTTCCGGCTGTCTGATCTGCCCAACCGTAAGCACGAATCTTGATGTCGTGACTGCTCCGACCTCGAAGCGTTTGCTTCATCCGCTCCCAATTATTGTAGGGATTCAGTTTCGAGTGAAACCAAACCACCCCGTGCTTTCCGTAGATCCCTTCCGCCTTGTAAGGCATGTGTCCCTTGGGAACACCAATGACGTTGTTCTCCGGCAAAAGCTCGGCTACCTTGTACTCCGTTACCTTGGCAGTCGTAATGAACTCTTTGACCACCTGTGTGTACCCAAGGATCGGCGTAAAGGTCACCAACAGCTTTCCTGACCGGGTAATCAGACGATATCTAAGCGTCTCAAGCCAATCCTGAGGGACCAATTCATCGCACCAGACAATGTCCACTTCACCCCCTTCGACCACCTTGATGTCCTGGCTGTAGTTAAGGAACCAAATCTGGTTCTTCTGGTAGACCGCCGTATTGTCGGTGAACCCGTTCTTCTGGGACCAACTAAGCTGAATAGACGAAGTACGCTTGGCTTCCTTCAGTTCTTTAGGCAGATACTTGTGGAAAACATTCTGCTGCATCGCGACACTCGTCATGTGGGTCGTATGCAGACACCAAATGTTCAACCCTCGTTTCTGGCTGCGTTCCTTGATCCATGCCGGCATGTTTCCCACCAGATCCATCCCGACAAACGCTTGAGCCACACGTTTAGCTGCCCACTCCGTCTTTCCTGCCCGGTTGCCACCCAACACCAACACCTCGTTGAAGCGGTTGAGAATATCATCCGCATCCGGCCAAGCTGTCAATTCGCTGCCATACCGATAGGGATCTTCCTGCTCCGCCCTGATCCTCTGCTCCCTTGCCAGGAACATCCGCATCACCTGTTCGGTCCCAACATTCTCCACCATCTGCCGTCTCTGTTCCTCATTCGGACAAGGAAACACAGGATGCTCCTGCATCGGGAACTTCAAGATCTTCTGGATCAACTTCTCCTTCTGATCCACAGAATCAAATTTTTCTTCAATCTGCGTTGACATAGTCTCGAGTTTTTACCATCATTTCCCCCGCAAGCCTATAGCTTGCCGTGTACCTCCTGCGCAACCTGAAAGATCGGACGCACGAGCGACTAAATGGTTCCAGCTATCCCTCTTGAGCTGGATTAAAAATCTGGAGCGTCGAAGAGCTTCAGAGTACTGACAGTCATGGCTACGAGAAGGCCAAGCAGATTGCTGAACGGGTAGCCATTTCTGCACGACTGTAATGCGACACGACAGACGACAACCTATGCGGATCGTTTCTCTCTTGTTCATAGTACTCTCCCAAGATAGGCAGTAATGCTGAATCTTGGGGGTACTATGCTCTCCTCCAAACTCTTCCCTGTCGGATTGATTTCCCTCCCGGAGCTAGGGGAAGAACACAGAAGACAGCCTGAAGGAAGATCCTCGGGAGGGGAATCAAGGCTGGGATAGGGAAGACAGGGAAAGAACAAGAGTAAGAGAAAGAATAAATAGAAAATGCGGTTGGCTTTTTTACCGCTCAAACGTGTTTTCTACCAACATCTTACCCAAGATAGCTTGCCGGTCTTAACACGAGTTCGTTGTTACGAACCCTGATCCGTTGGCCCAACTTAACCGGCTTTCCTCCGACGAACACCTGTCCTGCTGTCGTCTCCACGTACCTCGGATTCGGGTACTTCCTCGTCACAACCACTTCCCTCTCCACCTCCACAGGTTGACTCGGCTTCTCCACAGGCGAACCATCAAGGATTTCTTGACCGTTCACTGAGACAGTCGTCTCAGCCGGTTTGCTCCCTAGCTCCGCCAAGATCCCGTTCCTAAACGCTACCCTGGTGCCAACCCGGATCTTGTACCGCTTGTAATCCTTCCCCTCCTCAAACGCCGCCAAATCGTACCGCTCCCCCAACACCGCCTTCACCTCCTTCTCATAAACGCCAAACTTGACTGTAGTATCCATAATTCCACGAAGTAAAAAGTTTGTGACGCAGGTCCGTCAATCGACTTCCCATAACTAAACCCAAACGAAGCGTCCAACCATCCCCGAAATGGCTTCCTCGTCAAGGTCAGCTAGACAACATGTCGCATCACTCTGGCACACTAAACACCCCCATTCGCCAACGCAACACATTCCTACGAACCTGTGACACAGTGGCTCACCTGCACCCCGTACGCACTTCTACCGGGCCTTGTGTGCAAGCTAGCCAGAGCAGTACCGGGCTTGTGTGCGACTCGATCTCTAGTGGGGGGTATGCGTCGTCGTCGCCAACTTTCCTGGGAGGCCAGCTCCCCTCCCCCCCTGCCGTCCTGCGTCTCGTTTCATCTCGCTTGCCGAACCAGATCGACTGCACATGATTTCCCAACGGAACGCCAACCCTTCGCATGCGTTGCCGTCTCTCCTAACGAGTCTCTCGCAGGATGCCTTACCAAACGAAGGTTGAGCGGATGGCTTGCCGAAGGACAGTGAGAGACGACGCCGAAGGATGCGCGCGGGCGTGGATGGAAGGGGAAACGGGCTCCCGAACGGTGGGGCAGGGCGGAACGCATTGCCCCTTTGTTCCCCTTTCCCCTTTCCATTGCCCCCTTGCATTGCCCTTCCTTGCTTCCCTTTGCACGCACGAACGCTTGCCTTCCCCTTCGCCTTCCCTTCATAGATTCACCCTTCGCACCAGGTGCGCTCTTTTTCTGCTTTTTTTGCTATGCTTGCGCACGGTTCGTGCCGATAGTGTACGCATGATCACACAATTCATACTCTCCACCCTTCTTCTAGCCTTCGACGTTGTCGCGTTGAAATGCTTCGCGCATCAACCTGAAGCTGTGGCGTTTGCGCTTCTGGCCACACTCACGCTTCCTTTCTTCATGCTAGCTGGAATCCAGCTACGCGGAGAGTAGAGCGTTCCCATGCTGCTTCTCTACGGGGAAGCAGAAGGGAGCGTTTTGCTCCGCTAACACTAACAAACTCAACATGTACGTCATACACGAAACTCCCTCAATTGTCGCAATCGTCACGCGCGGCACCAAAAATCCCAAAACAGGCCCCATGCTCCAGATATGGCTTCTGGAGCGTGACAAGCATCCTTCGGAGTCTCGCTCTACCGGATCCGACGCTGAAACAACCTGCAAAGGGTGTCCGCTTGCAAGCCGGGGCGGATGTTATGTTCAAGACAACCCCCTTAACGCTATTTGGGGAGCCTACAAGCGTGGGGTATACTCTCATCTTGAGTTTGGCTCTCCCAAATGGGATGCCTTTTGGGAAGGGGAAGCGGTAAGGTTTGGCGCGTTTGGCAATCCTAGCCTTTTGCCCGTGGCGATGGTGTCTGATATCGTCTCCCGTTCTCGTCGTCACACAGGGTATTTTCACGATTGGCATTGGATGGAACCTGAGGTTGCCGTGCAGTATGGACGATTTTTCATGGCATCGGTTGAACCCCACCGAATCGCGTTGGCCAAATCCCTTGGCCTTCGTTTCTTCGCTACCCTTCCCGAGGGGAAACCCGCGCCCAGAGGGGCAATTGAATGCCTTTCCGACAGCAAAGGCCTTTCATGCTCCGAATGCGGGCTGTGCGATGGAACCAACCGACGGGACACACTTCCTTCAGTTTGGATTCGCCCGCATGGAAGCCAAAAGAGAAAAGCAATCGAAGCGGTTTTGAATGCCTAAACGCGAAAATGGGAACCCTTCTTTGGTGAGGGGTTCCCTTTCCTTTTGCCCTGATTCCATTCACCCACCAGCGCGCCTCTGCGCCTATCCACGCCCACGCTCACACTCACGCCCAGGCTTAGCCTTTGTGCTGCAATGCTCTAGGCTCGCTTTCCGGTTCCTGAAAACCTTTTTTGGAATTTGAAATTTGAAATCCAAATTTGAAAATCGAAAATCGAATTTGAAATTTAAGTTTTGAAATCTGAAATCGAAATCCCGGTTTCAGATACGCAGAACCCAAAACCAAAAACCAATGAAAAAAACCGCATTAATTCGGATCAGCAAAAAACTGGATGAGTATGCCCGCACAGTGGGTGTCGCTCACAAAATTTCTCCCCATTACCGCCGTTGGGGGTGGCTCGATGGCGTGGCTCCTGTAGATGTAAGCGCAGCGCGTACCGCGCGGACGCGGGCAGATTTGCGCGTCGTGGTGGATGCTCGCGCGGTATACGCACCTGAGGGCACCCTGCAGGGACGCCTGGAGTTGATCCGCCAACTGAGGGGGGATCAAAAACGCCTTGCGAAGGCGTGGGGCGTTCGCCTTCGGCCCGCGCCTCGCGCGGTGAGCCTCCCGTGATTGTTCCCGGTCTGGTCATCCTCACGGGTGGCCAGAGGGGAGCAATTCCGCTCCATTTAAAATCAAAAATCGAAAATGAAAACCAACACTGAAAAACAGAATGTTACCGCAACTGTTTCCACGAGTCACCTCCCCGCGGTTCACTCCGTCCGTGATGGCAAACACTGGCTCACGGTCCCCGTCCTAAATGGCTGGGAGGACGTCCGTCCGCTGACCGGAAAAGTCCTGCTTTTTGGGGACCGAACCTACGCTTTTAGGGGCTGGGATTCGGACCGAAATGAGGCCTATTTCCTCGCTCAAACCGTCGCAAAAATTAGCTGCTAACCAATATGAAAAACATACCATTCGCCATCGCCATCGAGGTCCGTTATCACGGCCCAACCGACACCAGAGGAGCCAGGGTCAGCATGCGCACAGCCGCGTTTGCCAAGCCGCACACGGTATTTGTGCCCTACGATTACGCTTTGGGAGGTGCCCCTGAAACAGCACTCGACTGGCTCGCATCGCACGGGATTTTTCCCATGTGTGAATGTGAGACCGAAAGGTCAGTGCTTCTGATCGTCAAACCTGAGGACCATGCACTGGTCCGCAAAGCATTCCTTGTATGAAAAACCGTCACCCTTCCACCTGCTACAGCTGTTCCGAGTCCGTGCCTTCTCAGGCGGGCACTCTCTCCCGCTCCATCGTCAACCGCCGCACCGTGTGGATTGTCACCTGTTCCGGGTGCCTTGATCCTGAAT